CTCTTGTAATTTTCATCTTCACAACACCATAAGGATTATGTACCCCTACTCCGATCTGTTCAAACATTGAGAAGCCGATTAAGCGACTCTTCGGATTGTCTGCGGACAGAATGGTAAGATCAGTTCTGACAGGGATTCTGCCAAGGAACTCAGGTTCAGCACAAACATAGATTGTACCTTCCTCAACCATACGGGAGCAAATAATCTTAGCACCCCAAAGACCACCAAGGATGCCAGTCTTAAGTAAATCTCCCTGAGTATCTGGATCAAGGGTATCTCTATCCCACTTACGGAGATCAGAGAAATCTTTAGCATTCATGAAAATATTAGCAACTCTAAGGTCATGACGCTCAATAGTAGCGAAACCATCAGCAAGAGCCGCACTGGTAAGATTACCCGTGATAGCAATAGGCTGATTAGGAGTTGTAGGATCATCTGTCACAGCATCAAGACAAGCAAAAATTTTCTTATCTTCTTCTGCCATGATAGAAGCATTACCCAAATCCACAGAGCGCTAAATGAGGTCAAAACGTCTGGCTTTGATTTCAGTCAAAGGAATTTCCGGATTTGCCGCAATTTCAAATAACGGAAACATCACTCTTCTGGGTTTAACCACAGAAATGATATTGTCTCCTTCTTCACCGATCACATAAGCCGCAACATCTGCATCCTTATCATAAATCGGCAGAGCACCATCAGGAAGCTGTTCGACATAAAATGCCTTACGACCAACTGATGTATAATCTCTGCGTCTGCGCAAAGGTTGAATCATGCTTGCAGCTAAACGCTGACGACCTGCGGCAGTACGAACATTCTTTGAAAGAATCTCATACTTTTTCTCAATAGACATACTCATATTATTTCTTCTCCTTATTTATTAGATTGACATTTCAAGTCCAAGGAAAGGATCAGAAGCAGTAGGAGTCTTGGTCACATAACCAATCACTGTTTCATCAGTACCCTTCACATTAGTCAAATAACCATTAGCATCAGCATAAAGCTTATCACCAATAGCAAAAGTAACATCGGCATAGATGTCAACTTCAACTGAAGCCATTTTTTGACAAATCGCAATCTTGTTAGAAGCGATTGCCTGGTTATTATCAAACGGATGTCCAGCCGCATCATTCACAAACAATCCAACAGGACGATTTGTGCCATCAGCAGGAACGACAGTATAGCTTGCACCATCTTTCAGTGCAGCCACAGTTCCACCAAGAACTCCGAACGGGAGTGAACCATCGGTGGAATTTTGCTTTGTAAAGCAAGTCTTATCCAACTCATAAAGTGAGTTGAAACTGGTTCTGTTTTTCAAAATGAGAGACATAATTTTTTCTCCTTTTGTTTTGGTTTTTTATTAAATGCGCGGAACATCAAGTTTGTCCCAAAGACCTTCAAGTTCATCAGACTTCTTGTTTGCAACTCTAACAAGTTTCGGCTGACAAGCAATCTTCTTGATACCTTGTTTCTTTTGGGCAACTTTGGCAACGACCTAATTTTTATCGTCTTCCTACGCATCATCGGCAAATACTTGTTCCAACTATTCATCTGCTTCTACTGACTCTTCATCACAAGATGTTTCAAAATCCACATCAGTATTCACATCAGTTGGAGTTTCCTATATTTCTACTTCCTACTATTCATCTGCTATTACTTCATCTTCTACTTCTTCAGTAGTTTCTTCTTCAGGGGTTTCTTCTTCAGCAACCTAAGGAACAGTTGTTTCTTCTGTTTCAGAAACTTCATCAGCTTCTTTTTCACATTCCTATTCAGCCTACTTATCATTGCAAGCCTATGTAGTCTATTCAGCCTACTTATCATTGCAAGCTTCTTCAGTACAATCATCAGTAGCAATCCAACGATTCATAGAAGCAACAAGTCTCTTATTACCAAGTTTCATGAAATCTCTGGCTTGAGCTTCAATTTCCTTTTCCGGAGCATCTTCACCTAAAAACATCATCGACAACTTAATGGCATTTTGTGCAGCCGCATATATTTCAGCAACTTTAGGAACAGGAATATTATTCTAATCCCTCTTATCCTCTTTCCACTCATGTCTCATGTCAGGCAACTCATGATTGACTGTCTGCTCAAAAGTGTGATATTCATCAATTGGATGATAGTTTTTTGATCTTTCCAAGTTTCCAACATCACCAGGGAAAAGACCATCAGCTTGTGATTCAGCTTTCTTGATTCTTTTTGTTAATCTCACTCTACTCATAATATTTCTCCTTTTTATTATTTCTTAATGTTTGCTTCAAGTTTATCGGAAAGTTTATCTAAACGATAAGCAAGTTTCTTCATACCTTTTGCCTCAAGCATAGAAGCAATCTCATCAAATTTAGCAGTTAATTTTGCAACATAAACACTATCAGTAGGGAAAACTTCATCATCTGTACTTACTTCATCTTTTGCCTACTCGCCACCGGGAGCAACTTCAGAAGTAGTCGGATCACCACCATTGGCAGTATCTTTTATTTCATCTTCTATTCCCGGTTCCTACTAAGAAGCTGTTATCTCATCTTCTGATTCATCCAAAGAAGAAAGAAATTCATTTAATTCCTCTTCACTGACAATGCTATCTTCATCATCATCTTCAGGTAAATCAAATTCCTATTCTGCCTCAAGATCATCTTCTTCATCCTAAAACTCAGAAAAATCTTCTTCTGTTATCTCTTCCTCATCTAAATCTTCAGCGTTAACATCTTCAGGAACAGTTTCCTACACATCATCAATTTCCACAACTTCATCTTGCACAACATCGCCATCTTCTAATCCAGCGATTACATTTAACAGTGCAGAGCGTCTTCTTTTATAATTACTCATGTTATTTTCTCCTTTTACTTTTTTATTGTTTTT